CATCGGGGCTGACATCGGGGCTAATGTCTGGGCTGACATCGGGGCTAATGTCTGGGCTGACATCAGGACTGACTTCAGGTGTAGGCTCTAAGGTAGGCTCTGGTGTAGGCTCTAAGGTAGGCTCTAAGGTAGGCTCTAAAGTTTCGTCTATTGTTCCTACCCTGTCCTGGTCTATTATTGGAAAAGGTAAGCCAAAAAGACCTTCTACTTCTTCATCGCCATCTTTCCACCTTGAAAGAACATCGCCTACTAAACCTTCTAACTCACCAAGAATCTCTGGAGTTAACCAAGGAGGAGTTTGATAAATAATTCCTTTTGGCCCGACATATGTTTCGTCCTTAAATATATCTTCTACAATAGCAGGGATATCTTTAGAGGAGCCAACAAGAATCATTTGCCCATTTACTTCAATATATATTGGCTTTCCTGCCTGCCCAATTTCTCCTATTTTTCTAAATATATCTTCAGGTATTGATTTAATTTTTTTAAGACCTTCTCCTATTGTTTCGCCAATAGAGCCAAATACTTGCCCAGGAGTTTTATACGTTCCGTCAGGATTTTTTAATGATATTTTATTTATACCTGCGCCAAGAATTGCTGGTAAATCAAGCCCTGGTATAGAAATTAATAGATTTTCAAAATCTTTACCTACAATTTCAACACCAATACCACCTCCAGCTAAAAGCATTTCTTGAAGAAGCGTATTAAGAGCCTCATCAAAAGGCGTTCCTGTTGCAATCTTAGTGGTCATTGCTTTTATAGACGCAGGGCTTGCTACAAACTCATTTGCAAGCCTTAAATAATTATCTGCTATTAATTTATTTTGAGCCTCTGTTCCGCTTAAATCTGGATCGCTTTCATTTGGATCTACTGTTTCTACATCATCACCTTCAGATGCATCACCTTCAGATTCATTGCTTTGATCTGGCGTTTCTTCAGGATTGTAAAAACGACCTCCTGGCCCCTTTAAAGAATCTATAATGTCTCCTACTGGAACATCATACAAAGGAGCCAATATCTCTGCTGCTTCTTCTGCTGTTTCTGCGTTTAATGCTCTGTTTACTATTTTTTGTAATTCTTCAAGCGGCCCGCCTCCATCAAAAATAAAAGAAAAGTCTGGATATAGAGGGCCAAAAAAATCCCACCAAGGATCACCATATATGTCTGCATACATTTGAGATCCTGGCCCTCTAGGACGAGTGGTAGCAGAGACTTTGGGTTGATGTCTTGATTCAACAATTTGACCTGAAGGAAGGGCTACCTTACTGGTGCGGGTAATCTGGTTGCCAGCAGCGTCTTTAACGTCTAGTTGCTCAGAAATATCCCTATAGATACCTGTTCCAAGCATTCCCTGCTGTTTAGGCGTAAGCTCAGATGTCCTTTGGTTAAGGATTTTGTCGATAACTGCTTTAGCTTCAGCAGCATCATCTACGCCTATATTCTGAAAAAGACCTGCTAGGGCCATTATTCTTCCCCTGTCATGGCTAAAACTCTATCTCTTAGCCTTGCAGCACGTTCTGGAGTCTGTTGCGCCCACCTTGAATCCATCATTTCGAGCGAAACCATACCCCAGGCTTCTTGTGATACAGCAGAATTCATGTTTTTGAACCTGCTTAATCCACCTTGTCCTAGTTGAAAGCACATATTTGTTAAAATATGCTGCATTTCTTGGGGGAGTTCTTCCCAATTATCATATATTACTTGACAACCTTCTATAGCTATTTGTATGTCATTTTGAAATAGCTCATAGCACCGTTCTTCAGTAATCCCCTCTTCTTCAGGGACATTATCATAGGCTCCGTGTACAGGAAGATTAGCTTCTGGGTCATTTGGTAACACTTTATGACCAATACCTACCGTTTTGTGGTTTTCACTACACATATAACAGTGCAGGATTTTCCCTTCATCAGCGGCTATTTCTTCATACACTTTTGTTACATCAACGCTCATCTATACCTCGCAACGATATAACCAATACAAAAACCTAGAAACATCCCTACCGCCAAATCCATCATTTGTTCTTACCTGCAAATACCTGACTTCCAAAAAACACGCTGACTACACCTCCCGTAGCCAGAAAGTACATATTTGCCATATCACTCAGCAAAACGGCGGCATCGTCCATGTTTAAAAAAGAGCAGATAGCTACGCCAGACGGGTACAGGAGCATTCCAAATAAGGCGAACCAAACCATATTGCGTTGTGCATCTGACTTTTCATGGAGCATTTCTAGTTCTTGCAGTCGCGCACTGATCTCTAGTTCATCATCAGTCACTACACCATCACCGTCAGTGTCATATCTAGCGTAGCTGCTTTCTGGTTCTAGTTTTTTAGGGTTCATCAGTAATAATCTGGAGATTTATTCATCTTTACATAGTTCAACATGAAATGATCTTTAATATAGCTCTTCCCAGGCTTGCCAAACTCTAACAGCTTTGTATGTCTTCTCATCAAAGGGGGAACCATTGGCACAATGTCTTTACCGTGTCGGTACATCGTTACTGGTACTTGGTCTAATATCTTTAATCGTCCACATCTGGGTGCGCCAAATGTTACGATTTGTAACGGTGGTATCTCATCCCTAGTCATCAGAGCGCCAACTATTAAGGCCACCGCACCACCCAAAGAATGCCCTGTCAACTCAATCTTTTTATGATCTATGTCTCGCTCTAAACAAACACTGGTCACTTTGTTAACCAGCCTTTTAGATGCCCTGAGAAATCCCGCCGGACACCAGCCGAGTTCACGTGTCCATAGTGGCAGGATTCTCAGATCTCGAATCGCGTCTTTAGGTTCATCTGTTCCGCGAAAAGCGAATACATTCTCCCTGACAATGACTTCAATGTTAGATTCTTCAAAGTCCGACTCTCGATAGCTTTCAGCGCAATAATGACTGAGATCTTGATGACTAATCATCTGGATTCCTTTCATCAGGATCTAATTCACAGTCAACGTGGTCATTGCTTCTGGATATTTCAAACGGCTCATTGCCCATAAAGGGAACCGCTGAAGGTAGCTGTATTTTTATAGATTTAGTGCCGCAAGTTGGTATCGAAGAACAGCTAGAAATTAATAATATTATTAAAACTGATACTATTTTTATCATTCAAATAACTCTGTTCCACGTGGAACCATCTTTGGGATACAGTACGCACTTACATTCTTTTGCATTCGATACCTCTTTATATTCTCTGAACTACCTCGCCCCTCTTCGATAGCAATAGCAAACTCATTACATCTATAAATGCTTTCAAACAGCATTCTGTCATCAGAAACAGTCTCGCCGCTGACTATTACCACTAATAAGAAGGCTATAATCATTCAACGGGGCTGTTCTCCAGTACCCAAACTACTGCCCAAACACACAGCATAAAAAACACCCAGGCAAATGCGATTGTGCCGCCTAACTGTATGTATCCTTTAATTTCTTTTCGTCTTTTCTTAATCCTTGCAATTTCTTTTTCGTGAGCTATGCGAGATTCGTGCATTCGAGTTTTAACACTGTTGTAAAGATCTCCTTGACCTTGAATCAGGCAAATATCTTTAAACTGTCGATCAAAATTTTCTAACTGACGTTTAGCAGATTCCATAGCAAGAGCTTCTTTGTATGACATCTTGCCAGCTTTCGCTCTTTCTACGTCATTGTATTTCTCTGAAGCTTCTCCCCATTTACCAACCAGACCTTGTAAACTTTTCCCATGACCTGCTGTTTCCTTGAGGGTAGCTAATCCTTCGTTCAGAGCCTTCAGAGCTGACAGAACTGCTGCGACTTCTAACATGGGTTTTCACAGATACCGCGCTAAAAATACTGAAGCTAGAATAAACGGATATACACCCCACAAAAGGTATTCCATGCGATCCATCCTGGCAGATCCACGCTCTAAACGTTCTTCAATGCTTTTGAACCTGAGAGCGCATTCACGCTCATGTGCCTCTAGCTTATCCAACACTTAAACCTCTATATTTATTTGGTTAGATAAAGAAACAGACTCAACCTCTAGTCTTTTACCTTTTGCTTTATAGATTTCAAACTGTTGCTCTTCTTGCATCTTCTTCAATGCTTGTCCTTTAGCAGCAGCTTCTAACTGTTGCTGTTTCTCATTAGCGATCTTTTGCCAGCTAATTTGCTGTACAAATGTAGATTCATTTACTTTCATTAACCAGCAACAGCTTTTAAGTTGTTAATCAAGTAAACCTCTTGTTATTAAGGAGGAGGAGGACCGTCGCCAGTTACAGGCGCAACATAATCAGGATCGTTTGGTCTTGTTGCAGGAAACGAATCCGTGCTGGGCCAGTTTCTCAGTGTTGTTCGATACGTCAACCAATCGTCTCGATCAGGCCAATCTGGAGTCTGAGCAATAATGTCGGTTCTTGCTAACTCAGCATCTCTCCAAGCCCTACCTTCTATATCTGAAGTATCTGGAGAAGGAACCAACCGATAATTATCATGGTTTGCTGCCATGAATTGCTCATCTGCGGCTATCGTGTTAACGACTTCGTTTGAATCATTTAAAACTTCATAAAAAGCCATCTTAAATATTCCATTTTATAATTTGAATGTGAATAAAACCCTGTCCACCCTGCCCCGGTTGATTGTTTGTTGAAGAAGAATGAGCAAGATAAGGTCCACCGCCTCCTCCCAAAAACGCCTTTCCCCCGCTTTGGGCTTGCGTCCCAGTACCAATCTGCACACCTCCTCCTGCGAAGAAACCAGCGCAAGCATATACATTGTTATTACTTGAAGAGCGACCGCCAACACCTATTCCCGCCTCTCCGTGTGCAGTGTAGTTGCCACTAAGCCAACCTGCATGATAAACGGGTATCGTTGAATCCCCATAATGATACGTTATGCGGTTGTTCGGCGGGTAAGCCATTAAATTATCTGGTGTTCCAGATTGGCCTAAACTATTATCGTTAGCCGTTGTTGCTCCTTTTAATCCCGGTCCACCTTGCCCTCCCAAATTTCCTTGATTTGGATCTGCGGTTCCCGTTCCTGCCCCTGTTCCAGCCCCACCTGTTCCACAGAATCTGCCTGTATAGACAGTGTTGGTTGAATTAGCGACATTGCCAGAGCTAAATCCGTTGTACCCATAAATTCCAACAGACCCTCCACCAGTGCCATAAGAATTGCTGTAATGGTTTGTAGGAGACGAAAAAGATAACGTCATGTTTCCTGCGCTACCTCCTGCGGTATTCCATAGGTTGCCTGTAGATCCTGCTGATCCTCCTGCGGCTCCGGTTAAAGATACATTTTCGTGAGCATTTCCTGAAGCAACTGTGCCACCAGCACCGCCATTCGCTGACATATCGGTAATGTCTGATCCAGCAAAAGAGGAAGTATTTCCAGCGCCGCCAGCAGTCCCTGAGGTGCTAGCTGATGGGGCTGCTCCACGAGCACCTGCCGTTATTGTGTAGGTCACATCTTTTGATAGCGTCAGTTTGCTTTTTGCGGCTGCTCCTGCTCCACCTCCCGACGCACAAGCATTATAATATGTGCTGCTTGAAATATTCCCTATTGCCCCTGATCCACCAGACCCAACAACAGTAACTAGAGCCTCACAGTTACACCACGGACTCCATGTTGTTGATTCAATAAACAAGTATTCTTCAACTGTTGCGAAACCGGTTGCACCTAAAACCGCCATAAATATTCTCCTTTAAATTGCGAACCAGCCAATAGTGCCGTCAACGTACACTAGCTGGACGCTATTACCTTGTGGCAACGTTCCGTTCTCTGCTACGCTGTTAATTTTCTGACTACTTGTTCTTGCGATTGTTACCGTAGCTGACCCAGCGTTAGCAATAACTATTGTATCTCCTGCTGACCCTGATGGGAGGGTATGAGTCCTCGCTGTCGTATCATTACAAACGTACTGACCTTTTGCTGCTAAAGTAGTAGGCGTTGTTGTAAGAATTGTCCAATCGTTGTAAGCACCGCCAGCAGCCGCCCAACTCATTACCCCGCTACCATTAGTTTGCAGGAACTGGCCTGAGTCACCGTCACTGGCTGGTAGTGTAAGCGTTATGTTTCCTGAATAAGAAGCGTGAGGAGCAGACTGTAATCTAGTGTAGTGAGCGTTAGACGACTCACAATAAAAATCTAGTGTAGATACGCTTCCACCGTTTTTAAGAGCAATAGCACCTTGCGTTATTTCTACACCGTTTGATGTTCCACCAAAGGTTCCTTTAGTAGCAATGTTTACCGTGCTTTCTAGTTGAAAGGTAAGATCATAAGGATCACCGTCTGTACCGTTGTCGGTATCAGTCCAGTTAATGTCTATACCACCGCCTTCAACAAACTTAACTTCCTTACCATTAGAAACATTAACCTCTGTACCGTCACCATCTTCTAATGTCCAAGACGTTAAAGGCACAGTAATAGAGTCTACATAAGCTTTAATTGATTGTTGTGAGGCAATGGCTGTAGCACTGTTGGACGACATATCATCTTCGTCAACAAAGCTTTTACCGTCTAAAATATTGAGTTCTGCTGCGGAAGATGT